CGTTTCATTATTCTTCTAGCTAAATTACGTTTTGCTCTGTTTTTCTTTTGAAGTGGTTGAGAATGATAATTCTGATATTCAGACTTATAATCTCTTTCTGCCATTATATCGCTGTACTTCTCGCTATTTTTTCTTCAACAAGTTTTCTAAATGCAGGGTCTTTGGCATATCTTGGGTCATTCATTGCATCAATAACTTGTGCAGAACTTTCAAATGTATCTGAAGTAGTTTCAATACTATCTCCATTAATCATTGATTGTGGTTGTTCAGCATTAACACCTGCTCTTGACGCTATTGCTTGAACTGCAAACTTAACTTGTTCAATACTTCCATTGTCTAAAGTATCATTAAAAGCATTTTGTTCAGCTTCACTTAAATTATTTTTTGCATACTCAATTACTTTTGAATAATTTTGTTCACCACCAACTACATTATGAATTTGTTGTACTTCTGTGTTTGCGATTGCTTCTTGTCCAGCGATGTAACCATCAACTAAACTTTTATCTAAACCCATCTTACTTAATTCTTCATAAGATTGTTCAGACAATTCACCTTTGTCTTGGAACTCTGTATAGAATTTTTCCATACCTTGACTAGCTTCTGCATCGGCTCTCATTTGTTGTGTATTAGGTTCTTCAGGAACAGATTGTTTCTTTTCTAGTTCTGAATATGCTTTAGCTAAATCTTCAGCACTTTTAAATTTTTCTGGTAACCAATCAGGTCTAACATCATCAGTAGACTTTGCTGTATTGTCTGCTTCGCTAACCTCAACTCTTGTTTCATCATTAGCTACAACTGCTTGTGTTTCAGTTTGTGCTTTTGCTTGTTCTTCTAAAGAAACATTTTTTTCTTCTATAGATATTTCATTTTTAATTGTACTCATATTTATTATTCCTCAGTTTCAATTTCGCCATTCGCATTAACACTAGCACCAGAGTTAGCTAAACTTTTTCCTGCTTCGATTGCTACTCTTGGGTCTGCTAACGCTTGGTTAGCAAACTGTTGCTGTTGTTGTGCTTGGGCTTCTTGTTGGATTTGTTCTTGAGACTTAATTAGACCACCTGTGTCTATTCCATTTGCTACTGCAAATTTCTTAATTGCATCATCAAGGTTTATGTATTGTGCAAGTCTTTCTGCACCTAATGTGTTAGCTAAGTCAGACATAAATTGAAGTAATCTTAATCTGTCTGATGCTCTACCTAACGCTTCCATACCTACAATGATTTTAGTTTTAACTAATTCTTTTGGTAGGTTTGGAAGTAATTTCTGTTCCTTCAACATATTCAATTTAGTGTTTATGTAAGGAAGTTGAAATTCTGTTGTTAAAATTCCATATACACCGCCTAGTGCATCATTTAATTCATTAGCTACTAATTGTACTTCTGTAGCTGTAACTCTTTCTGCTTGTCTTTGAACTGAAGCATTTAATAGAAAAGCAAACTGTAGTCTTTGCTCTATTCTACCCATCATTTCATAACCAACTCTAAAATCAGCAAACTTATTGGCCTGTAATACTGATACATCTTGAGCATTACCTTCAATAATTGCACCATTAGGTGCTTTAGCTATACTTGATGCTCTTGTTGAACCATTAGGTGAAATCATAAAAAGCATCTTAGAAGACGCACTACTGCCCTCTAAGATTGCTCTAGTCAAACCTTCTAAACTTCTTAAGTCTCCTTCAAAAGTTTCACAATGACCTCTCCCATAATTCATACCATCAATTCTATTGAAGCGAAGTGCAATGAATGGAAGTTTGTCTAAATCGTAATATTTTTCAAAAACTTTTTGTTTAGCTATTTCTTGATGAACGTAAAATCTTTTCTTCTCTCTATAAACACAAGTATATAAATGTAACGATTTATTCTCATCGTTAATTTTATCACCAATGTTTCTTCTTAATTTTTCTGATAAAGTATTTGGAGAAATACCTTCTTTAATAATAATTTTTAATATTTTTCCTTGTGGGTCTCTTTTAACTACATAATTATTTAATGGATATGTTCTTAATCCATCTTCTGACATTTTAAGTAAAACATTTCCTGAAACAATTAAATGTTTAAGTGCTTCATATACTGCTACCCTGTCATTATTACTTTCAATGCTGTCCATAACAGCTTTTTCAATTTTAGCTAACCCTTGTTCAATAGTAGCTTTTTGATTTGGGTCGCCTTCTATTTGTTTGTAGACTAATTCATCAACATCTAATCTAAAGAATGGTGCTTGTGGTGGAAACAAAGCTAACATAAGTTTACTTGCTAGGTTTGTAACACCTCTACTACCTACTGATTGATATGGTGTTGGATATTCAGTTGCTTCATTAGCACCTTTAGGTGGGTATAAATGTGGAATAGTTAATTTTGCAACTTCTCTTGCTCTTTCTAGATATTGTTCTCTATCTACTTCCATCTTTGTGTATTGACTTTCGACTAAAGATTTATCTAAAGCGACTGTAGAAGTATCTAGATTGTATTTATCCATTATTAAGCAGTTGGAAAGTTAACACCTGATGAACTTAATCCTGATGAAGTTAAAGGTATTCTTAAACTTCCTCTACCACGTCTTTTCTTCATAGCTGAATTAGTACTTGCTGAAGAAGTAGATGATGCAGTTTTAGGTGCATCTTTTTTTGTAGTAGCATTTGTCACCATTGGTGGTGTTTCAGGAATAGGCTCAGGCTTTGGTGGGTCAATTCTCGGTCTAGAAAATGAACACATATTAGTCTGTCTCCTTTTGTAATTTATATTTTTCGATTAGGTGTTTAACGACTGACCTTTGACCTGATTGATAGAATATTTCTTTTTCAGTCTGGTTTAAGTCAGCACATTTTTCAGGAAAAAGCGTATCCAAATAGTCGATTAGTTCTTCACTAAGAAATGGTGTTTCAATCTTTTTTGGCATTGTTTTCTCCTAAAGGGGTACTTAATTCAGTTCTTTTCTCCGCAATCTCTCCTGCTATTGCTGAGTACCCACAAGCATCTACATAATCATCAATGTTATGATGACCTGCTTGTGTTCTGGCTATCTTTAATAAAGCCATCATATTGGCCACATCTTCAGGAAGTAGCTGTATATTTAACTTTGTTTTGTTTTGAATATAACCTGACCAGAGCCTAGCAATGTTTTCGTGGTTCTGTACCTTATCTCCATGCTTATCTTCTCTGTCAGTACTAACTAGCTTTTTTGTTTGCTCTAGTATCTTTGTAGTGTTCATATCTATAACTCCATAATGTTGGTTTATTTGTTGCAAAGTCATACTCATCTTTTCTAAGTATTCTTGCTAATCTTGCTTGATGGTAAGCATCTTCAAATGTAGAACCTGCTCGTTCATATTCTTTAATAACAGCTTCCCACATCTCATCTATATTCTTCTTGTCTAAAAGAACTCTTGATGCTTTTACTGCACCACAACCGACAAGGCCTTTATAGCCATCTGCTGAGTCTCCTACGAGTACTTGAGTACAAAAATTATAATCTGCTCTTAGTTCATCAACATATTCCAACTGGTCATCACCAATAAAACAATGCCAAGTAGGTATAGTTCTCATATCTTTGTCACCAGATATAATTACATTATTAGTTTTATAATGTTGTGTTGCTAGAATACCTATTACATCATCACCTTCTAAATTAGGTAAAGTATAAAAATTATAATTTTGTTCTGCCCACTTTCTTAATGGTGCATAACAAACAGGTTTTCTAATTTTCTTACGATGTGATTTATAAGTTTTATCAAAATCTTTTCTAAAATTATTTTTATCAGAAAATGCAAAGATAACTTCTTTTGATTTTGTCTTCTCTTTATAATGATTAATAGTTTGTTGTAAAAATGTTTTACCTTTTCCTAAATCAGAATGTAAAGTCCATACATCATCTCCCCAATCAATAGGTTCTTCTAAACTAGAAGCAATCTTGTAAACGATTAGGTCGCCATCTACTATCATCACTTTATTTGTGTTGTTGAAAAAGTCATTCATATTTTTCATTTTAGCTTTGTTTGCACTATGCAATTCAAAGTGTTCCTGAGTTAACTCAGTCATAGTTTTATCTCCTTAAGTTTTAATACGTTTGATTTTGGTATTACTGTTGAGTTACCACCCTCATTAACAGTTCCATCTTCATGGAAATTTAGGTCTCCAATGAAAACATATTTTTGTCTTGTTGTAGAAATCAACCAACCCATAGTTATACAAACTGCTGTTTTGGATTTTTTAATTTGTGTTAGTGGTGACCACGAACTGTCTGAAACAATGTCACTCCACCAACACATATAAAATTTATATGGAAAGTCATTCTCCTGAATTTCAGGAAGTATTATTTTTTTCTTTTTCATATTATTAAATTGAGTAAATCTTCTTTTGGAATGATGTGACCTTTAGAAGACCAGTTATCTCCACCTGCTTTAATTGGATAAGTCTTCATTAATTTCTTTAGAATTTTGACTGGTATAAGAACCCACACTTGGTCTTTCCGCTTCTCAACCCATAAGCAAATAGCGTAGTTTCTAGATTTAGTAGTGTTAATACCTGATGGTTTTCCTCTACTTTCTATCTCTATATAAACATTGCCTGTCTTCTGACATAGCCTGTCAGTCTTACATTCAACTTTACCTTCTACTGCTTCTTGAAATTCGTTTTCGTACTTCTCGCCAAATTTTAAATCTTTGTCGAAATCAGGTTTAGCTTTAGTGAGTGTCAGACCAGTTTACGCCTACTTTAATTTCACCATCTAATTGGGTTCTGAAATCAAAGAAGTCCTGTGTTTTCTTAAATATTGATTTTGCTATTGTTTTAAATTCTTCTAACTTTTCTTTCTTAACTATGAATTGCATTTCATCGTGAATATGAAGTACCATTGCATAGTCTTCTTTCCATTTGAAACCTGCTTTGTGTAGTTCTTCATTAAGAATAATTGTTCCTTGTTTTACAAGTAATGCACCTGCTGATTGGATTAGTGTATTTAATGAACTGTATTCTGCTCTACATATTAATCGTCTACCATCAATTCCATTTAGATAACCTGTGTTTCTAAATTTTTGTTTTACTGCTTCATTCAACATTGGAATTGCAGGTATCTTTTTATTAAATCTTGCTCTTACTCTTTTGGCTTCTTCATTAGGGACTTCAAGTATTTCACCGAGCTTCTTATCTCCGCAAGAATAAAGGTAAGCATATATAAAAGTTTTAGCCTGAGAACGTGTGGGAAGTCCTGTAGCCTTTTGATTGGCGGTATGAATATCATCTTCAAGAAGTGTTTTCGAAAAATTCCCATTGTCATAATTATGCAGGT